ATCCCCACGACGAGACACCTTCGGTGGCGTCATCTTCATGCTAAACCCGTACGCTGCTGGAACGGTACTGAGTGTCACCGAGGACTTGGAATTCTTTGGTGCTGCCTTAGCAGCAGGCTTTGGTTGTTTTGGCGCTGATCCGCGCAGTCGTTTTTGCATAGTTGTGTTGGTGATAGAACTATCGAGCCCCCGGAGGGCGCCTTGCGCTCCCACCAATGTAGCGGCGAGTAACCTTTTCGGCTCCAAGCAGCAATTTTGGCGAAAGAAGTGGTAGTCCGCCTCTGATAGTGCAGTGCTATCGGCGGTCATTGAATAGACCGCGTCATGCGCAGCGCACGTTGCGTCGAACTCGTCAATGGGCGATTGCCCACTTGAAACGGACGGCTGATATTTGCCGTCAGACCACCCAGGGCCGCAGTATCTACCGTGATAGGCAATGGAATAAGACATTGTGATTGGTAAGCCTATCGACGCCGGTTGGCGTATATCCTTCGACAGTGTACTTGTCAAAGTATTCTTCAAACGCAATCTGTTCATCCGGGGTAATGCCCCAGGCAATCATCACGTCCAGCCGCGACTCCGGCGTAGGCTTCATGAACTCTTTATTAACTCCAATTGACAACAGGTGCATGCCACTATTTCGTTGCAGTTCCGTGGCTACCTTTGTCTGGACCCCACATCCCAGTTCAGTGAGGCGGCGGTAGAGGTTCTGCATGATTGGTATCCCGCCAACGAGGCTTAACCCGCCCTGCCCAACGGCCGACATCCACGCTTTGAGCTCACGCTCTTTGGACACAGGCACTGTGATTAGGGAATCCTTGCGCAAGGCTACAGGGATATTTCGGACCATGGTGATATTGTTTTCCCCGTATCGTATAGGGCGCATCTGGCAAAACTCCACCTCAGGCAGTTGGTACACTGGTTTCTCGGTCGTCATGCGAAAGCCCTTTTCCAGAAACCAAGCATCCAGCCCGTCCAGGAATTTAGCCTCCTCATGTGACTCCATGAACACCACACAATCATCACCGTTATTCATCAACTTTATCTTTATATTTCTCTCCTTAGCATATGCGTGCACCATAGAGCACATAATGAAGCAATTTCCCAGAGCAGTGTTCATGTCTCCACTTGCCCGGCGTCCTCTCACGCGGTACCTTAGCTTGCCGTCCTTACACCGTCCAACACCTTTCTGGTGAATCTGGTGGTGCAATAGCTCAAGTAACTCTCGGGACCGGTAGATCAGATTGTATAGGGAGTGCTCCCATGCTAATGCCACGTCACTTACATGCATATCGAATTTCATGGCGTCCAAACCTATGGCCACTGGTCGAGAAAAACTCTTCCACTTGCCACGCATTATCCGTGCTATTCTATCGACGTTATACCCTTTGATCACTGTGGGTCCATCGCCAAAGACCTTGTCTATGGCTTTATACACCCTATGCTCAATGGGCTTAATGTACCTAGCCAAACGTACATTGTAGATAGGCTTACGGGGCTGTATACATCGTGGCGCCTTGGTTGGATCGACTTTTTCCACCTTCACGAACGCATACAAGTGGGCGTCACTGGACTTCATACCAACCTGAATATATTGCTTCATGGCATTGTCGTAAATCTTGCGTTTGCGGCCCGAGTACATCTCCACAACTTGTTGGAGGGAAACAGGAGCGGCACTTCCACAGATACGAGCGACCTTGTCACGGAAATAATTTAGGCGTTGAAATTGACGCACATCCACTTTCGGGGGGCTTACGAACTCCCCCTTCACTTTGCAGTAATACATTCTCTCAAGCAACGCTGCTGCTAGTGTATTTATATCAGCGTTGTTGATACCCAAATTGAGCGTCGGACTCAGTTCTGTTAAACTGTATAATGTCCTCGGCTCTACAAGCGCCTGGTTACGCCACACGCGCAAACGTGGGTCAGTCAATGTAGAAACATGACTAACACCTTGTGTGGCTACCAAGCGCCCTCAGGCGATGCCGTGGGCCTCCCCAGGGGCCCACGACCATCTCACATAGGTTTCTTCGCTAACGAACATACGGAACAGGGCTGACTTTCGTTGGTACCCAAGTTGACTTCGTTTCGTGTGCGCGCTACGGCTATTGCGAATCTTTGCTGCCTCGATGTCGACATCATCCGGCAGGAAGACTAATTCTATGGCATGTTCAACGGCGCGCCGAGTGTCGATGGCACGTAGGTTTACTTCCCTGCACCGTGCATGGGCAAGGTGCCGGACAGCCAATACATTCGCGGGTGTTCTTGCAGGGGTACCAAGTTTTGCCTTGATTTCCATTGCTAGAAGCTGCGTGAATTGTCCTTTCCTATGCTTGTGTATTCGTCGATGTGAAATTACTTCGACTGGTTCAACCTGTAGTGGAAACACGACCACCTCAGGCTCTTGGGGATTTGCCACTGATTCAGTGGCACATGGCTGCGCGTTAGCCGAAGCTTCGACGGACTCAACATCCGTAGCCTTGTCGGCGGCGTTCGGCTGCACGTCAGCCAAGGTTGGTACGGTGGAACATTGGAACACGGCTGCTACATTCGTTTTGCCTTCAGAGAGGCAGTCCCTGCACAATCCTGGCTTGCGTGTGATGAGCGCGCACTCCTGGCAGCTCCCGTTTAGGGACACAGTACCGACAATGGGGGTACTACCCCCTGGTGGGGCCAAGATTGGCCCCATTGGGTTGTTGTTTTGAGTAGCAACCTCTACTCCGCCGGCTTGCGCCGGCGCCAACGGCAACCGTGGATGGTTGCCGTATAGCCTTGCTAAGGCATTAGTGGGCTGTGGCCCACTTGAGGGAGCACCGCCCTCATGAGTGCCGGCTAATCCGCCGGCCGGTTGGACAACAGGCAATTCACTTGCCGAGGAAGGTGCTAGTGTTATGGATGCCCCAACAACCCTGCGGTCATTGCGGGTATCAACATAATCCTCCAGCACCTCCACTCCGTCGTCGGTGTGTCCCTTCACCAACGACGCAACCCACGGCTCATCCTGTGGGAAACAGCAACAGAGCATCTGTAGCAGAACCTCCATCGCTTTAAGAACTACAAACTGGTAAGGGTTGTAG